TGATCAATACGATTGAGAGTTAGAGATTCATCATCGATCATAAATAATCTGTGATCTGTCATCTCAGGTTTCTCAATTTTCACTCTCTTTTCAAAGTTCTTGAAATCTTTTGTATATTCTAAGTGTTTTAACAATTCATCTACAGTGTCAGATGGTTTATAGAAAGTTTCAAATTTAGCTTTAGCTAATTGAATTTTTTGAGTATCATTCAACTGATTTCTGAAAATATCCAAGAACGGAACACCTGATACAATTGATAAAACTCTATCATACACCTCTTTGTATCGCATTTCGATAGTAAAGAAAGCGGTTGTATTACCTTGTAAAAATCTATTCAGAGCCAGGTTAAGAGAGATGATAGACTTACCAGAACCACGACGACCGCCTAATAAAATAAGTTCTTGTGTCGCAAAACCACCATTAACAGAATCAAACTCAGCAGATAATCCTGAAGGGTAAATTCTAAAATCATCTTCTGCGGGAAAGAAATCTAGCTCTGCCACATCATAAAGCTCGTCATCGTGCGGAATTGCTTGGTTTAAGTGTAAAAGATGATTTTGAAATTTATCAACCACTTCTACTTTTTCTAAGTCATCAAGATCGTCTACAAGCTTATCCATAAAATCGATAGTCTCGTCTCGAATATAATAGTCTTGCAATTGAGCTACTAAAAACTCATCATGAATCTGATCGTTTTTATTATCTTCTGCGCAGATTTGGTTTTCAATATACTCTTGAAGACCTATATCCTTACGCAATGCTAGAATCTCGTCCGTAGAAGGCAGACGAGTATTGGCTTTATAAAAAGATTTTATCTTATCATAAAGTACAGAATTAATACCAGTAAAGTATTGATTTAATAATTTAGAGTATAGATCATTACTCTGCGTATCAAGTAATCTACGCAGAGTTAGCTTTTGTAAGTCAATTGCCATTAACCAGCCTTAACAGGGAAAAGTTTATCACGAGTTACGGTTTTATATCCACCATAATCATCGTTTTTATAGATTAAGTAAGATTCTCTACCAGTTTCTTCAATTACTTTATCAATTTTTTGACGATGTAGCAAGAGAGAATCAATTTTCCATGTAGCGAATTGTTGTCCTTCAAGAAGCCAATATATTTCGTAATGAACTCCTTTTTCTGGTTCAGCAAATTTACCGCATAAACCAGTTTTTGGGTCAGGATTAAACGGAGCAAGCTCTATCCATTTTTGTTTACCGTTTTCAAGGTATTCAAGATACTCTTCATCATATACTTCGCGAACTGTTGCAAAGCAATTTTCAGGAGCGTAAAACACTTTATCATTTTTATTAAAACGAACCTCAAGATCTTGTACTACATGATCTACTTTTGCGGCTTTGCCTTTTCCGCGAGCACGAATAGGAACATTCATTTCCATAAGAATGTTCTTAACACGTTGTGGAGAAATATAGTTGCGTTTAGCAATAGCAGATTGAGAATCACCGCTTAGATAATCATCTGCAATAGATTGCTTTTCAGTTTTTGAAAAAATCTTTGAACGAGCTTTTTTCTTTAAATCAGCTTCACGTTCTTGTCTGTCGTGGAAGTCTTTTATAATTTGATCAAGACGTTTAGTATTATAAGCAATACCAAGATGTTCACAAATAGACTTTTTAGTCTTTTTTGCTTTAATCATCCAGATAGCTTGACGAATTTTTGCCTCTGTGATTTCTGCCATAGATATCTCCTGTTATTATTACTAATAATAACATAAGTGAGTGCAATAAGCAAGATATCATTTAATGAGTTATGAGGTCATCATCTGCGAAATATACGTCTGCGATGATATTACGGATGAAACCTTTATCTGTATATACAACAGTAAACTTTTCATTAAAAAACTTATTTGTTCTATACATTTTTTCAAGATAGAAGGAGGAGTTGTAAGTTTCAAGAATATCTGTATATTCTTCTGATCCTTCAAGAACATCAGGAAAATATGCTTTAGCTAGTTTTTTATAATAATCAACTCTTGCCTTAGGGGGTAAGGATAATATGGCATCAATAGTTGATTCTTCAAGTTCATCAAGTAAGAAAGATTTCATAAAAAGATAAGGGATGGTGTTACCACCATCCCTCCTTAACAATCAGAAAGTTAAGATTGGTGATTACTCACCTGCAGCTTTTGGCGTATAGTCTGCACAGCTCAGACCACGGCGGGTCAGGACAGTTTTTACACCACGAACTGTTTTGTCGAATGAGGTTGCGATTTCTTCAACAGTTTGCTCAAGCATATCTTCGATACCCTCATAAGGATCAGACTTAACAGCTTTTTTATCACGCTGAGGAGCCTTAAGACCCATTGACAAGAGTTTACCACGGATTGAGTTAACAGAACGATTCATTGCGTCTGCAATCTCTTCGAGATAAGATCCACCTTCAACCATAGATGTGATTGTGGCTTCTTCTTCATCGGTGTAGGTGCGTGGTGTTACTTTCTTTTCAGCTGGCTTGACATGAGCTGTCATTTCCAGCGAAAGAGCCTTACCGTTAATCTGGCGTGCTGTAAATTTGCCATCCATGAAAGAATCAGCAATTTCTTCAGCAGTCATGTTACCAGAGTTAGCTTCTAAAAATGACGCAAGAGCATCAGTTTCATCAGCTGAGAATACAGGTGCTGCACCTGGCTTCTTTGGTACGTCATAGCCCAGCTTGCGAAGCTTTGCTGTGACTGACCGACGTGGAAAATCGAACTCACCCATCAGTGATTCGATGATATCTTCAGTTACTCCTGAATCTGCAACATCGTGCATACGAGTAACCATTTCATCAGTATATTCAAACTTAGACATGTATTGTTCCCCTCGAACATTAAGTTTTGTTGAATTTTCAAGAGTTTTCTTAATCTCTTGACTTTATATAGAGATATTACAGAAAAACTTTATAATAAGCAACTGAAATATGACAGCATTTGGTGACTTGGTTATTTTTCTTTTTATTAAAAATCACCGCTTAAGACTTCTTTTTGGCTTGACCAATAATCAATAATGGTTACACCAAGAGTAACAGCACGTTTATATTTAGACGATGTTGTATCACCGCCTGTAATAAGAGCATAACAATCTTTTGTGACTGTTGATGTTACTCTAAATCCTTTGCTTTCGAGACAATCTGCAAGATCACCACGAGTCATATCCAGCTTTCCTGTAATACACACTTTGCGAGCAGGAGCTCCAACTGTTTCTTCAACCGTGACATTTTGTTCTAGTTGAAGAGGCAAGGTTAAAACCCACTCTTCGTTTTCGTCTAACCAAGATAAAACTGAATCAACAGTAGAAGGGCCAATACCTTTTATTTCTGTGGTTTCAATATCTCTTAGATTTCTGAATGCTGGAATCTTGCTTATAATTAATTTAGAAGCACGTCTACCAACTCCAGGAATGCCAAGGGAAGCAAGAACAATATCATAAGGTTTGGTTTTTGTTCTTTCAATCTCAGCTTCGACTTTGGCACCGTTAGCACCAAGTTTTGCCCAAGGTTGATCATCAAATATGTCAACTGGGTGTGTTAGTCCCATTCTCTTAACAGAGGCAGGTCCTAATCCTTTAATATCAATAGTCTTGATAAAGTGTTCCAAAACTTTTGATGTGTTAATGTTATTACGATCTGCAACCAATAGTCTAGGACCATCTCGTTTTGTTTGCTGACCAATAGTCTCTTCTGCGTGATTTTTTGTAATCTTAATACCGTGTTGAGAGTGTTGCATTACACCAATAAACTTTGGTATAACACCGCCAGCACGCTCGATTTGAATTAGATCACCTAAACCTAAATTGTGTTCCTCAATAATACCTATATTATGAAGAGTGACACGAGAAATAGTAGCATCATCAATCACAACAGGATCTATAACTCCTGTAGGGTTTACAGTTCCAGTGCGACCTACAACCCATAATACTTCTTGTAGAGTAGTGATAGCAACTTCTGTCATGCGCTTTTTGAGAGCTACAGCAAATCGTGGATATTTAGAAGTATATCCGAGCTGTTGTGATTTTACATATGAGTTACAGCGATATACTGTTCCATCTTTTGGATAATTCCATGCACGTTCTTCTAGAACTGTAAAGAATCCCATTGCTGTTAGAATTTTCATACGAGGTTTATAGTCCATATCAACTCCAAGCCAATCATGTGCTATAAAATTAATATTTCTATCTTTAAACTCATGAGCAGATTTTAACCCAAGTGCGCCTGAGACATAGTTTCTGAAGTTTTCAACTTCATTATCTGTTACACACTCACCATTGACAACAATCTCATCAAATTCCGTGTCTATACGGTGAGGAACATTTTTAATCCACTCCGCAAGATGAGTTACATCTTCACCTTGTTCGCCGTTACCGCGAGTGATTGCCAGTTTAAGCTTGCCTCTGCGATAAACTAATGTAAGATTTGAACCATCAATTTTCGGTAGAATCACATCCATCCAAGATTCTACTTCTTCTTCACCTTCATAAATTTTGCGAAGTGAATACAACTTATAAGGATGAGTAATTTTACCAGCTGCACCGCCAACATGAAGAGTTGGAGAGTCATAGTCTCTCCACCCTTGAGCAGATTCTATAGCCTCAAGTTGATCATATAGCTTATCATATTCTGCATCAGACAGAGTAGGTGCAGATAAATCATAGTAAGCATGATTATGTTTTTGGATAAGTTGTTTAAGTTCTTTGTAACTCATATAAAGAATATAACAGAGAAATTAAGTAAGAATCAATAGAAAACTCGAAGTATTACGAGTTTTCTACCATTTTAATTAAGTCTTCAAGATACCAACGAGCTTTTTTGAGATCTTCAAGCTGTTTTTGTTTATCTTCATGTTTTAAATTGTATCGAGTAACATATTTAATTACATTACCTTGAGAAAAACCCATATTCCATGAATCAATATATTTAGTTGTCTCAATACCTTTATTATAGTGAGGAGGATGATTTACCATATCCC